CCGCCAAATATTCAACTGTAGATCAACAAACATCGATAATTCTCCTATTGTTAGAGTATGCGGCTCTTTTCCGCAGTTTATATCCAATTATAGGAGAAATTATTATGGCGGCTGGCAGACCATCCAAATACAAGAAGATCTATTGTAAACGCATCATAGAGCTTGCAAAACAAGGCTTATTGCCAATCTCATGGGCAGCAGATATCGAAGTGTCCAAACAAACTTTACATCAATGGCGAGCAGATCACCCAGAATTCTCTGATGCGTACTCGTTGGCTAAGACTATATCCGAATCTGAGATGACCAAACGAGGCACAGACGGTGATTCCCTTGACCTTGCTAAAGCCAAATATTATTTATCAGCAGCGTTTCAAGTATCGGAAACACAGAAGATCGAGTCAAAGCAGGAGATCAAAGCAGAAGTTGAAACCATAGAGGTATCTTTTGGCGACCGTAAAGATTAACGCACTACCTCAATTCAAACAACTCTGGGAGAAGCATCGTTACAAGGTGCTCGTATCTGGTAGGGCATCAGGGAAATCTGTAGCCGCCGCTGATGCCGCAATTACATTCATGGTGAAATACCCAGTGAAGATATTACAGGTGCGTCAGTTCATGAACTCAATTGCAGACTCGTCTTATCAACAAGTGGTGGATCGTATAGAAGACCACGGCATTGAGCATCTATTTGAAATCCAGAAGAACAAAATAATCTGCACTACAACAGGTGCTGAGATGATATTCCGTGGTCTGGAGCGAAACATAACCAGTGTTAAGTCGATTGCTAATGTAGACATAGTGATTGCAGAAGAAGCGGAGACAATCAATGCTGAATCATGGCGTATATTGATCCCAACAATTATGCGTAACAAAGGTGCTGAAATGTGGATTTTGCTAAACCCACGACTTCCTTCAGATGCAACCGCAGTTGAGTTCCTCAGTGACCATCCACCTAAAGGCACAGTGTACATGCGTGCCAATTATGAAGAGAATCCATATCTACCTCAGTCAATGCTAGATGACATTGCACAGATGAAGGAACATGATTACAAGCGATATCTACATGTATATCGTGGACAATTTTTAGATGTGGGTGATATGAAAGTCTTCCCATATGAATTGCTGAAGGCTGCAATCAACCGCACTACGAACCACAGTGATGAACTGAAGATCGCAGCACTGGATGTAGCTCGATTTGGCTCAGACAGTTCTGTATTATGTATTAGACATGGTAATGTAGTCCAAGGTTTCAACACATGGAAAGGTAAGAATACAGTCGAGTTGACAAGACTTGTTGCTGATATTGCATTAGCTGAAGACATTAAGACATTGGTTGTAGATGCTGGCGGTTTAGGTGCTGGTGTCGTAGATCAATTAGAATCTATGTTGGGCAACACCTGTCGCATCCTGGAGTTCACTGGTGCCAGTAAAGCTGACGACTCACGCTACTATAATGCCAGAGCTGAAACCCACTTCAAGGCGAAGGAATGGCTCGACACAGGGTGCATCCCGGTTCATGATGATCTGGTGGCAGAAGCATCCAGCATTGAGTACAAATTCGCACCAAACCACAAGATATTGATAGAGAAGAAGGAAGACTTCAAGAAGCGTACTGGTGGTACGAGTCCTGATACACTAGACGCTTTTTCAATGACCTTCTATTCTCAAGCTAACATTAAGAAGCTTGACACCAAGAAATTATTCAAACGAGGACCAACACAATGGACTTAAAGAAAACTAACGGTTACTCCGATGACCGAGATGAAGAACTTATCCAAAGAATGAGTGAAGTCGATGCACATTGGAGTAGACAATACAACCAGATCGAGGAAGACCTGAAGTTCGCCACAGGTGATCAATGGTCACAGCAAGCAAGAAATGCACGAACTGGTAAACCTGTACTGACTCTGAACTTTACTCAGAATTACATCGACCGAGTGGTTAACCCCATTCGTAAACACCCATTTGGGATCAATGTAAAGCACAATGACAAGCAGATGTCGCATTTGTACCAAGGTATCATTCGTGACATCGAGTACAAGTCTAATGCGTCTGAAGCCTATGAGGCTGCGTTCGAGAATGCTGTTGCTGCTGGGTTAGGATTCATCTGTGTTGATACGGATTACGAGGACAATACTTCACTGAATCAGACTATCAATATGGTTCGTATCAGTGATCCAACGACTGTATTCATTGACCCTAACTCAGACGCTATTGATGGTTCCGATATGGACTTCGCAATGCGTGTGAAGTATGTTGATAAGCGTAAGGCTGAGAAACAGTACGACTTAGAGAATGATGGTGAGCACCTCGCCAATTACAATGCGTTGTTCCGTGGCTGGACTGTCCCAGAGAACACTTTGCCGGAAATGATTTACTACAACAAAGAGTATGAGAAGTTTACTCGTACATGGTTGAACAATGGTGAGTTCTTTGATGAAGACCCTGACATGCCAATCCCAGAAGAAATGGTGGCTGGCTCTCGTGAGATCGAACGAGCGTATGTAACTGTATGTAAGTACATTGGTGGTAAGAAAGTGAATGAGACTCGCCTTGACACTGAATATATCCCTGTGATCACCGTGTATGGTAACAAAATATGCGAAGACAATTGGAAAGGCTGGGGCGGTATCGTTAAGTTGGTGAAAGACCCACAGACGATGATCAATTACTATGCATCCGCTGAAGCCCAAATCGTACAGTCTGCTCCGGTATCACCTTGGTTAATCGCTGAGGGTCAAGTGAATGGTTATGAAGAGATATGGGCAACGGCTAACACCGACATGCACGATCACCTTCCGTACAATCCTACTACCCTAAATGGTCAAACTGTTGCACCACCTAGTCGTGTTGACAATACAGCTCAAACGCAACATCTTACTGCTGCTCGTATGGGTGCCATTGAAGATTTACAACGCTCGACTGGTATCTTTGATTCGCAGATGGGTCGTGAAGATATATCTGGGCAATCTGGTCGTGCAATCATGCTCAAACAGAATAACGCAGAGATCAGTTCATTCCATTATACCGACAATTTGATGAAGTCTATTACGCAATGTGGTAGAGTCGTATTGCAACTTATTAACTCATTGTATGACACCAACCGTAAGTTGAATGTTCGTGCTGAGAATGGCGAGGTTGTGCCGATTGAAGGCAATGTTAAGGAAATGGGTGCTCCGGCTGAGTCATTCGATGCAGAAGTTGAAGCAGGTCCAATGGTACAGAATGAAAAGGAAATGAGTAACGCTATGCTCATGGAGATCGGGCAGTTGATGCCAGACAAGTTCGGTATGATTGCTGATTTACTGATTGAGAATACCCAAACTAAGGGGACTGAAGAAGCGGTTGAAAGATTGCGTAAGATGTTACCACCTGAGTTGTTACCTGAAGATGAGAATGCTGAAGCTCCAGACCCTCAAGCTATGGCGGCTCTACAGGAAGCTGAAGCTACTATACAGGAACAGAAAACCACTATGGATCAATACGAGATGATCGTTGAGCAGTTGCAAACTATGTTGATCGACTCTGAGAAAGATCGCCAGAACAAAGTGGATATCGAAGAGATCAAATCACAAACTGAATTGGCTAAGACTGAAATGAATAACGAAGCCAAGATCACTGTTGAAGAACTCAAGACTGGTGCTAAGATCGAGTCAGACATTGCTCGTATCGCTGCCGATGCTGAGAGACAGATTCGTGATCTAGTTGCTAAGTCTAATCAAGAGACTAATCAGCAGATATCTGAGGTTGCTAACATTAATCCAGTACAGGCTGAAGATGCACTAAGCATGGTCGAGAAAACTGCTGGTCCTGTTGGTGGTGAGCTTGAAGAAGCTGCTGCTTTAGACACCGAAGCAGAAGGTGCTATCGAGTCCATAGACCACTTATTGGAGGAAGGCTAGGGTAACACCTAGTCAACCTTTATTTATGCTCAAACAGTAAGTAAGAAGCCCACATGAGCTTATCATGGTTTAACATCCACTTTTACAAGTTTTAACGGAGATTATAATGGAACAAGACTTGGCAGTTGAATCATCTTTGAATGATGTCGAAAACACCCCTGAGCAAACTGAGGCTCTTGAAACAAATCAGGAAGTAGTTGAACAGCCTGTTGCAGAGGATAGTACACCCGAAGCCGCTAACGAAGAGACTACAGATGGTAAAGATGCAAAACCGGAACTACCAAGAGGTGTAGAGAAGCGTTTCGCTAAGATGACTAAAGAGAAATATACTATGCAGCGGGAATTGCAAGCCCTGCGTGAGCAAGTTGAGTCCTTTAGTAAGAAACCAGAACCAGAATACTTGAAGGAAGATTTTGGAGAAGACGAACAAGCGTACTTGGACTATGAGTTTGAAAAGAGACTGAACAAACATAAAGCTGAAGAACAGAAACAATATGCTGAACAGCAAGCAGCGGTAAATCAACAAGAGGCAGCACTGGGCGAATGGAATAATAAGATCGCCAATTTTGAAGCCGAATTGCCAGATTATCGTGAAGTTGTTGAGAACACTACTGTTGATTTTAGCCCTGAAGATATTCAGAACATCATGGAATCAGAGGTTGGACCTAAGATTGCATATCAACTCTCAGCAGACGAGGCTCTCGCTAATCAATTCACTAAACTACCTTCACAAAGAGCAAGAGATAGATTCATCACGAAGATGGAACTTAAAATGGAAATGGCACCTGCCGCTCCGACTCCTGCAAAACCTGCTGTATCGCAAGCACCTGCACCTACACCTAAGCTGAACGCTGGTAAAGGTGGAGTAAACAAAGATCCAAGCCAAATGAGCATGGATGAATATGTACGCTGGCGTAATGGCGAATAAAACCGTTTTTTAGGCTATTTCATTAGGAGAAACTAACATGCCAAATACTATCCTTACAATCGACATGATCACCAAAGAAGCGTTGAAAGTGCTTCACGAACAATTGGTGTTCACAAACAAAATCAATAAGCAATACGACAACTCGTTTGCTCGCAAAGGTGCTCAAATCGGAGACTCTCTTCGTATTCGTAAACCTGCTAAATTCAAAGTGCGTGAAGGTAAAACTTACGCTGCTCAAGAGTTCGTTGAACAGGCTCTAACTCTTACTGTAAACAAACAGTTGGGTATTGATGTGACTTTCACTGACCTTGACTTGACTCTTTCTTTGAATGACTTCTCTGAGCAGTTCATCAAACCTGCAATGGCTCAACTTGCTACTTCTGTAGAAGCTGAAACTTTGAAGATGATCCTTTTATCTCAGAACTCTATTTACAACGCAACTGGTATCGTGTATAAAGACACTCTTAAAGCTCGTAAGGTTTTAAAACAGTCTTTGGCTCCTGCTGGTAAGTGGTGCTACATCATGGACCCTGAAACTTCTGTTAACCTAGTTGACGAATTGAAAGGCTTGTTCCAAGATTCAACACAAATCTCTAAACAGTACCGTGAAGGTCTTATGGGTCGTACCTCTGGTTTCGATTTCTATGAGTCAAACATCATGCCTACTATTACTATTCCTTCTGACATCACTGCTACTGTGACTGTTGCTGAAGGTGCAAGTACTGCGACTTTTGCTGGTCTTGCTGCTTCTGAAGTGATTCCTGCTGGATTCCGTTTCTCAGTATCTGGTCTTAAGAATGTTCACGCTGAAACAAAACAAGCATACGCAACTGACTATGAGTTCGTAGTTCTTGAAGAGTTCACAGCTACTGGTGGTGGTGCTGGTACTGCGGTTATCCGTCCAGTATTCGCTTCTACTTCTGATGCTCGTCAGAACGCATCTGGTACTCTTCCAACTACTGCTGCTATCGTAGTTAACGGTGGTGTGAATGATGTACTTCGTTCTAACATCGCATTCGAGAAGAACGCTTTCACAATGGCTACTGCTGACTTACCGGCTCCTAGCGGAACTGATAAAGCATCTCGCCAAGTAATGGATGGTGTGTCACTTCGTTTCGTAAGAGACTTCGACATTCAATCTGGTGACTGGTTGAGTCGTTTCGATGTATTATTCGGTTACACTAACCTTCGTGAAGAATTCTCAGTATTGCTTCAAGAAGAAAATGTTTAATACATAGTACTGTAAAATAATTAAAGCCCCGTTGTTAACTCAGCGGGGTTTTTTCGTTTTATCACCAATTGTCTATAATCAAGCGATTTGTAGATGAAACCTATATTGAGGAAATTATGAAGAAACTATACTATTTGACCGATCAGGTTTGGAAACTAGCAAAGGATTTACAATCGGTTGTACTCACTGATGAACAAGCTGAGAAAGAACTCAAAGCCGGTAACATCGTAGCCAACGTGTTCGAACTACTACCTGAAGGTCACCCAAAGAAACCCGTAGCTGAGAAAGCTCCTGTAAAGAAAGCTCCGACCAAGAAGGTTACAAAGAAGAAAGTAGCTAAGAAGGCTGCTCCACAGGAGGACTAATTCATGCCTATTACAGTAAGAAACTTAATCACAAACGCATTGGTAACATGTGATGCAATCGCTATTGGCGAGACCCCAAGTGATGCAGAGATATTCCGTGGTTTGTTGAAGTTCAATGACAAAGTTGCGTTGATGTCATTGGATAACATGTGGGATTACACGATCACTAAAACACCATTTACTTTAGTCAGTGGTCAATCGCAGTACACACTCGGTCAAGAAATCGGTGATGATATTGCAATGGATCGCCCTACTGATATCATCTCATTGACAGTTAAGAATAATAATGTGTGGTATCCATTGAAGCAAGTGAGTGCGGTAGAGTTTGAAAACACCACACGCCTTGACGATGGCAGTATTCGATACTTACCAACTGTTTATACATATCGCCCTGATTATCCATCGGGACAGATTCAGTTCTACCCAGCACCCGGCTCTGCATTCGATATTGAGATCACAACTAATGCTATGAAGATCGAGTACACCTTGGATGATGAATTGGCGTTACCACCGGGGTACAACGGTTACTTGGAATACGCACTGGCTGCTCTACTCGCAGT